TGGTCGGCTCAGGCCGGCAAGAGGGCTGCCTGATGCCATTTGCTCGACCCACGTTACCGGAACTCATCGACCGGGTTACCACCGACATCAGCGGCCGCGTGACTGGCGTTCAAAGTGCGGTGCTTCGTCGCTCATTGCTGGGGATTCTCGCCCGGTCAGAGGCCGGTGCAGTACACATGCTGTATGGCTTCCTCGAATGGGCAGCCAAGCAGGCGATCATCGACACCGCCGAGAAGGAATACCTGGAGCGATGGGCGGCGATCTGGAAGGTGTTTCGCAAGGCGGCCGATTATTCAACGGGCGCGGCTCTACTCGCTGGCGCGGTTGGCTCAACTGTGCTGGCCGGAACGATTCTCCAGCGGCAGGACGGTGTTCAGTATCGTGTCCTGGCTGATGGGGTATTCACCGGACCAACTCTGCAGCCCACGGTTGTGGCGGTTGAGTCCGGCGCCGCTGGCGATGCTCCTGCCGGCACACCGCTTTTTCTTCTGTCACCAGTGGCTGGCGTGCAATCAACTGGATCTGCGGCAACCGATATCGATGGGGGGCTCGACGTTGAGACCGACCCTCAGTTGCTCAGTCGGCTGCTGAAGCGGATCCGGCAACCGCCTCACGGCGGAGCTGAATCAGATTATGAGCTGTGGGCGCTCGAGGTTCCTGGTGTAACGCGGGCCTGGGTGTATCCGCTTCAGATGGGAGCCGGCACGGTAACTGTCCTTTTTGTGTGCGACGGCGAGGCCGACATCATTCCGACGCCGGCCAAGGTCGCGGAGGTGCAAGCCTACATCGATGCGCGCTGCCCGGTTACTGCTGAGGTGTTCGTCGCCGCGCCTATTGCTGATCCTCTGAACATGGCAGTGAAGCTTTCGCCGAACACTGCGGCGGTTCAGTCAGCGGTCAGGGCAGAGGTTGCTGACTTGATTGTTCGAGACTCGAAACCGGGCGCAACCACCCTCATCAGCCGACTGAGGGAAGCGGTCTCGATCGCTGCGGGCGAATCTGACAACGCCATCACGTCGCCGACTGCAGATGTTCCGCATGCCACCGGCCACATGGCGGTACCGGGAACCATAACCTTTTCCAGCTTTTAAGGAGGCGTGATGCCGACAGCTGCCGACTACCTGGAGCAGCTGAAAGCGCTGCTGCCGCCCGGCCAGGCGTTCCCGCGGGAAGCCGGGACCACCTTGCATGACCTTCTTGACGGCATGTCGATCGAGCTTGCTCGAGTAGACAGCCGCGGTGAAGCGCTGCCAGTTGAAGCGAATCCGGCCACCACCAACGAACTATTGAGTGACTGGGAGCGGGTCGCGGGGTTGCCTGACAAATGTTCGGGAGTCCTTGAGGAAACCCTTCAGGGTCGCAAGAACGCGCTTCTGACCAAGCTCACCAGCACCGGAGGGCAATCGCCTGGCTATTTCATCGAGCTCGCTGCCTCCCTTGGTTATGTGGTGACGATCGAGGAGTTCAGGCCGTTCAGGGCTGGGCACTCACGCGCAGGAGACCTGCTGACCAACGGGCCTTGGGTTTTCACCTGGCTTATCAGGGCGCCAGAGGTGAGCGTCACCGATTTTCGGGCAGGTCGATCTGCCGCCGGCGAACGCTTGCGCACATGGGGGAACGACACCCTCGAATGCAAAATTAATCAATTGAAGCCGGCGCACACGATCGCGCTCTTCGCTTACGGAGATTGAAGCATGCACAGAATTGACGGGCCCGGCGCCACGGTCGACAACAAATTCACCGATGGCGATCCAGTTGGCGGCGTTCCGGCAACATTGGTGACTGATGACTGGCTGAACGATATTCAGGAAAACTTGATGGCTGTGCTGGCGGCTGCCGGGGTTGCGCCTGTAAAGGGTAATTCAGGACAGTTGTTAGCCTCATTGACAGGTCGAATCCTCAACACCCAAGTTTTTTCAGCATCTGGCACATCGACCTACACCCCCACCGTGGGCACCAAAAAGATTCGGGTACGAGTAATTGGTGGCGGTGGCGGCGGCGGTGGCTGTGCAGCGACCACTGCCAGTAACGCGGCCGCTGGCGCGGGAGGTAGTGGTGGCGGCTATGCGGAGTCGATAATTACGTCCGGCTTCTCTGGCGTATCGATAGTTGTAGGTGCTGGCGGTACAGCAGGAGTTGCTGGCGCGAACAATGGCGGCAATGGCGGTGGTTCTTCATTCGGCACGTTGCTATCCGCAACAGGAGGTGGAGGAGGGTCAGGCTCGCCTGCAGTAACGCCACCATATTCTGTAGGTTCAGATCCTGCCGGTATTGGTGCTGGCGGGTCGATCAACGCTCAGGGTTCTGGCGGGTCCCCGTCGATCATCACCATTATTAGTGGCAATTACCAGTCCGGCGTGGGCGGTGGCTCCTCGTTCGGTGGCGGCGCCAGTCAGCGACGCTTCGGCGACCAGGGCGCTGGTCGACAAGGTGTAGGGCCCGGCGCAGGCGGATCTGGAGCGGCAGCTGGTGGATCCACAACCACTGGCGCCATGGCTGGCGGAGCTGGAGCCCCAGGAATTGTTATCGTCGAGGAGTACTTCTAATGTCGATTTATGCACGAATCGAAGAGTGCAAGGTGATGGAGCTGTTGGAGACTGATGGTGACATAACGCAGATGTTTCATCCGTCACTCATCTGGGTTGAAGTCCCTGAGGGCGTGCCTGTGGAGCAGAATTGGGTATGCGTTGATGGAGCGTTTTCCGCCCCCGCGCCCATCATTCCAACCGAAGAGGAATTGAAGGCTACAGCTTTGTCTACCCGCAACCTTCTGCTGTCCGCGGCAAATGAAGCCACGGCAGGTGTGGCTGACGCTTACATCGCTGGAATTCTGAACGAGGCCGACACGGCCAGGTTCAAACTATATGCAGCGTATAAGCTTTCACTGAATAAAATTACTCAGCAGCCCGGATTTCCGGTCTCGATAAATTGGCCGGAAATACCTGATTAGTGAATCAGGTCAGAGTCCACTATCTTCTTTGCTACAACCTTGGCGCTCTCAGTTGTCAAATGACCGTAATCCCAAGTCGTGAGATTTGAGGGCCTATCCCCTATATACGTAATACATCCTTCACTATCGCAAAGTGCATCATAAACGGCAATGAGTGAAGCTTTAGTTTTGGGGATCAGTTCTCTGAATTGATCGTCGATAGTCTTCGTTGCAGGATTCAAACCGGCCGACATTTTGCGCGGGATGCGGTGAACAAAATCACTCTTCCAAGCATTGAAAACGAGATTCGGTAATGGGAGCGTCCATTCTGGAGATGGGCCAAGTACGACTATATTCCTCACGCCAGCCTCCGATATCGCGTCGATAGTGTGGATCAGCTTTTGCTGGGCATCAGAACCTTTAGACCAATCCATACCGTAACGACCCCAAGCACCGAACAATATTACCGTACTTGGATTCGAGTCCTTAAGCCTAGAAAGAACGTAATTATTGCTGTCCGTGCATACCGGTCCAGCGAAATCGAGTATAGGTGGACACGAGCTTCTAGTTGTTTGAAATAAGCTGACGCGCTTATCAACAACCGAAGCTAATCCCGGATATAGTCTAGCGGCGTGTGAATCACCCCAGATGAGCACTCTTTCACTTCCACTGTGTACATCAGCCTCCAAACATTTTGGAGCGAAGCCGTCATATGGTGCGGTGATCGAGATCCAGCATTCAGGGTTACGCGCGTCCTTTAAGAATTCATATTTGAAATTCGCAATTTCTTTTATTTCAGCAGGAAATCTAGAGGGGATTCCGTCTAGCTTTAAAGTTGCTAAGCCTGCGGCGGCTATTCCTACCATCGCTAAGGACAGAACTACTGCCATTTTTTTTGGTTTAGTTCTGAGCCGGATAAACCTCTCAACATACCGATAGGTGATCCAGGCTAATAGGATGCTGGCAGCGATCGCGATTCCTCTTTCTAGCACGCTCGGTGGCTCGCTGCTCAAGATTCTCTGGAACGTTAGGATCGGCCAGTGCCAGAGGTATAGCGGAAAGCTGATAAGTCCGAACCAGACCAGAGGTCTTCCGGAAAGTATTGCCCTATTGAACCAGGCAAACGGACCTGCCGAAATGATTAGGGCTGCACCAACGGTTGGAAGCAGTGCCCACCACCCCGGAAACTGATTGTTCTTCGTGGTCAGAGCAAAGGCGGCGACCAGAAGCATCAATCCTGCCAGCGATTGAATATTTCGAACGGTCGGCCCGCTTGTTTCTCTCCATGCCGGAAAATACTGATGCTTGTGCAAATTCGCGTAGGCAAGTAACGAACCTACCAGCAACTCCCAGAAACGTGTCTGCGGAGAGTAGAAAGTCCCCACTGAATCGGAGTGCACGCTGAAAATGTTGAGCGCAAACGATATGCCACCGACCAGGATGATCAAGATCAGCGCATTAAGCCGTGCCTTCCATGCTGCCCAGACCATCAGCGGCCATACCAGGTAGAACTGTTCCTCGATGCCGAGCGACCACAAGTGCAAAAGCAGTTTGGTCTCGGCACTGTTATCGAAGTAGCCAGCCTCTCCCAGTAGTACAAAATTCGATACGAACGCGGCCCCGCCAGCGATGTGCTTGCCCAGTTGGGTGTATTCGTCAGCGAGCAAGCTGAACCAACCGAACGCCCATGTCGCCGCCAGCACAAGCAAAAGCGCAGGGAAAATTCGATTCACGCGACGGGTGTAAAAGTCCACGAAGCTGAAGCTATTTTTCTCAAGGCTTCCGAAAATGATGCTGGAAATGAGGAAGCCGGAGATCACGAAGAATACGTCAACGCCAACAAAACCACCCTGAATTAGAGATGGGAAGGCATGGAACGCAACGACAGATAGGACCGCGATAGCGCGCAGCCCATCAATATCAGGACGGTATTTCGGATGGACGAGTTGTTTGTCATTCGCCGGCAACGGCGTTTTAAATACTGCGGTCATTGTTGGAAGCAATCCGTTTGAGTAAATCGCCATGCTTGGGCGCCGAGCATCGTACCAGCACCACAAACCATTCCCGCCATTGAGCGGGTATTTTTTTGCCTGGAGAAAAGTGATGCCAGTTACCGAAAAAGACCGCGACATCCTCGCGCGCACTCTGTGGGGGGAGGCCCGAGGCGAAACCTCGGCTGGCCAGGCGGCCGTGGCCTGTACGATCCGCAATCGCGTATTCGATGGTAAAGAGAAGTCGTGGTGGGGCGAGGGCTATGCCGGTGTGTGCCAGAGGCCCTACCAGTTCAGCTGCTGGAACAAGACTGACCCGAACTATCAGTTCCTGATTGGAGTGAAGCAGATCCCGTTCCGCGAACTTGCACAGTGTCGAGTCGTGGCCGACCAGGTGATCGACGGCAAGGTGCCGGATCCCACCGGCGGCGCCACGCACTATTACGCGATCGCCATGAAGACGCCGCCGGCGTGGGCAGCGAAGGCGAAACAGACACTGAAGCTTGGCGGGCACGTATTCTTCAAGGATGTGCCTTGAGCCCGCTGGCGTGGAAGGTTGTCGGTGCACTGGCGCTGGTGATGCTCGGGGCCGTAAGTGCCTGGACGGTTCAGGGCTGGCGATACGGTGCCCAGCTTGCCGAGCAGTCGCGGTTGCACACCGACACACTCAATCAGTTGGCCATGATCGGCGCCACGGCGCAGAAGACTGAGCAGGACAAGCGTCTTGCGCTCGAGCATCGCCTTGCGGCTAGTGACCAATCCCACCACGAGACTTTGACCAATGCCCAAAAAGACCAGGCTCGCCTGCGCGATCGCCTTGCCACTTCTGATCTGCGGCTGTCAGTCGTCCTCGCCCAGGGTTCTGCCGGTGGCTGTTCAGTGCCTGCCGCCACCGGCGCCGGCGGCGTGGTTCATGGAGCCGTTCGTGCCGAACTTGACCCAGCGCATGCTCAACGAATTGTCGCCATCACCGATGAAGGCGACCGAGGATTGATCGCGCTGGCTGCGTGCCAGGCTTACGTGCGCGAGTTGTCCCGCTGATGAGGGAATGGATCGGCGTGCGGGTTTTCGCCTTTGAGAATTCGCAACTGGGTGGATAGTTCGGTGATGTGTTTGTTATTGGCCATTAGCTCCCAGTTGGTTTTGGTCTCGATATCAGTGGCCCTGCGGTTTGCTGTGGCCGATTCCGCTTTGGCGGTGGCGAGTTGAGCCCGAAGCGTGTCGCGTTCCTTGGCAACTTCCGCGTGCATCTCGACCAGCTTGAAGATCTTCTCGCGAGCCTGGCGCAGTTGCAGGGTCAGTTCCAGCACTTCGTTTTCGTACATGCGCAATGAGTGCCGGCAGGTTTCGAGCGGTGTCGGGCTGCCTAGCCAATCGTCGGTGTCTTCTATTTCAGTTGGGTCCATCTTCGTGCCTTGCATGTACTGTATGAGTATACAGTAATCGAGGCGCGACATTTACGCGATGGTGAAGCGACGAGGAGTGGTTTTCGAGTGGCAGAACGCCGGAAAGGTCTGGGCCAATTCTTGGGCCAATTTTTCGGGGAATGGCGGAGTTATACGGGGATTCTTTGGTATTCGGCCCTTGATTTCAAAGGCCGATCCCCCGCTTAACTCCGTGTTGACGTCATAATTAAATGTCGCGTCTATCCGCTTGCAAGGCTTCAGCCGACTCGTTGCTGCCATTCACAGGATTCATGAGCCGGTCTTAAGCGTTCAACTGAATGAAGGGGGTAGGCCTCTGCAATTCTCGTTACGGTTCACGCCATTCGACAGTGCGACTCTTGGCATCGAAATGCACCTGCCCGCCATCCGAATCGCCGTAGTACCAGATCGTGAAGGAGCCATACGCATCTACCCTCGTAGGGCTGCCGAGCAACCTCTCCACCTCTGTGTCCGATAGCCCCTTTTGAAGTTTTCGCCAGTTAACTTTGTCTGGTGAAATGGAGGTAGCGGTATTTCGCTGGCGCAGTTGATCCTCAATTGTCGCTACGCGACGCTCCAGAATGCGAACGGTCTCCTCAAGCTTATCTACTCGAGATTCTGCGCTCGACTGCGCCAAGGCCTGTCCGTTGGCGGCGAATAGCACCACGGAAAGCGCGAAAAGATAACGATGTTCAATCATTTAGTTCTCCCGGTGAATTCTGCGAAATCGTGGGTTATTCCGGCGTCATCATTACCGCGAGCGTCATCTTGATGAACTCCTCGTTTCTGTCGATCGCTTCCAGGGCGCCACGCACATTGTCGGCAACGTCGGCAGCACCTCGCTGCTCGACCCAGTTGGAGAGCTCCATGATGGCGGCCTCCAGAGCAAGTTGGTTCTCGTTGATTTTGAAGAGCAGGGAAGGGAGTAGATCTGAGTTCGGCATGCACTTTTCCTCCGTGGATCAAGGAAGCGTAGCACCGCATTCAAAGGATATTTAACGGACGGCAGAACGCCGGGGAAGGGATACTACTGTAGGAATATACAACGCTAAGTTATTGATTCTTATAGGGTGATGTGACGATTTTGCGCCCCTGATAATTGCTATATTTTCTTTGTATATCAAGTGCTTGCGTAGGTTTCGGGGTCACCTTGACATGGTGGGGGTCGTTGGTTCGAGTCCAATCGCGCCTACCAAACAAAATCCGCTCTGCTGGGCGGTCTAGAAGGGCTCACCGAAAGGTGGGCCCTTTT